ATTTTTTCCCCAAGCGAGTTAAAAAATGCAATCGGCGCCAAAGGCAACGCGAACAAGTATGAAATCTACCAACAGTTCAAGCTTGATCCAAAAATTGAAACAGTAAAACAAAGTGATCTATATCAACTAATAAATAAGTATGAGGATCTTGTGCTAAAGGGCCAGGAGATAAAGTCTCCCTTTTCAGACATGATTGATTCTTATTTAGCTGCTCTAAAAATCCATGAGATTTTAACCTAAAAGAACCCAACAATCGTGTCTAAAGCAAAAGCCAGTAAGTACTACATTAACAATAAAGATTTCACAAACGAAATCGTCCGTTGCAAATACGGTCACCTAAACGAAGAAACTGGGTATCAACACACAGCTGGTGAACTATCACCAAGAGCAATCGAATACTTCATTACCTTAGCAAACCGAGCAATCTTAAAGCTAAAGTTCTCAAATCCATTAGATAAGGAAGACTGTATTCAGTCAGCGCTATTGGACCTACTTAGATACTGGCAAAACTTTAATGAGGAGAAATCCAATAACGCATTTGCCTACTTTACGCAGATTGCTAAAAATGGTTACGCTAAAGAATACAAGAAAATTTACAAACATATCGGTAAGGGCGAGAAAATAGAGTTTGTGTCTCTAAGCCAGTCGTCGGATAGCGAGATCTATACAATTTGATCCGACATAACGAGCTAATAAATAACCCTAAACCGATTGGCTCATAAATGAACGTTAGTAATCTTAGATTTTTTGACAAAAACGGCGAGGCTTACAATTTTGAGCTCGTAACGTCTGGTACTTCCCAATATTGGTATGGAGCTGATTACTTTTTACCAGTTTCGACAGCACTATATGATGTGTCGAACATCTTTATTCTAGAGAAGACTAATAATGAATATCACTTTCCAAATTTAGGAGTAAACGGGCAATTAACAGTCAAATGGAAGAGCTTAAAGGATGTAAATAACTTCTTTCTCTTTTCAATTACTGCTCCAACTCAAACTGACGATAATTCTTATCTAAATAAGTTAACTGAACAGGTAATAAGTGAAAGCGATTTCGGTTCTAACTTCAATTTTAGCAATTTAAAGTATCCTTTGCAGGTAAACGTTGCATTTACGCCCGATATTGAAAGAGCCTATGACCGAGTGCTTGAATTTTATTGGAACGATAGCACAAATACGGTTAAAATCTTAGAATTAGGCTTTTATGGTGAAGGTGAGGACGAAGATGAGAGATTTAGAGTGTGGTTGAACAACTTTGGTATCAAATTCAATCGCGAAGACGCTCAAATCCTTAAAAATTACGACCTAAAGGAAAATTTACCGGACTGGAAAGACGTTAACTTAGCCCGAAAGGAAATTTTAGTCAATCGTGATCAAATTTATCCATATGTAGGTACATACAAAGGACTAATCAACTTAGTTAACATCCTCGGCTATCGAGACGTCTTAAAAGTTAAGGAATATTGGCAAAACGTTGAGGTAAACTCGCCATATTATAAGAAATTTGCCCAAGTCGACATCACTGATATGATGGATGACGGCATTATTCAAAATCTAGACCTAGTTAACCGCAATGCACAGATAAAAAAGAGCGAACGGTTTGTAAAAACTGAATTTTTAGCGCTAGTTTATCAATTTTCTCAGCCAAGCGGTCAATATGACGATGATGGTTTACCTGAAGTTGAGTTTACAACTGAATTTACGGTAAACGAGATCTTCTATAAGCTCAATAAAATGTCGGAAAAGCTCAAAAATGAGATTTTACCGATAAACGTTGTGATCAAGGACATAATTGGTGAATTTATCTACTTTGAGAAGTTCAATTTACGTTATTGGCCAGACCGAACTGATATCGTTGAGACCCAAATCAATGAAGATTTTACAGCCGAGATCATATATCCCAATACAAAGTCTCAAGAGTTGATAATCCGAGATATAAAGTCACTATTTCCAAAGGAAAATCTAACTTCAGCCTTTCCATTTGTGACATTTAACGTTTCTCAAATTCATCCATACTCAAATAATCAACACTACGATCCAGCTCAGGCACAAACTTTTGTCCAAGCAATTCAAAGTTACTATTTGAATGAGAAAGCTTATGAGTTTAAATATCACGGTGAAGACAATCCATTTAAATTAGGTGATGATGCCCACGGCCAAAGTGGCTGTCCTATTGTGCTGCTCGCAAACATTGACGATCTAACTTTGTCTGATCTAGACGGATCAACTTTTAACGAATTTAGAGTAACTAAATCTTTCGTTAGAGTCGCAACTACTACAAATATCACACTAAGCGGTCTGCAGGAAATTGATGGAGTCCAAGTAAACATCGGGGACAGAGTTCTAGTTAAGGAACAGACTAATGCTATACAAAACGGTATTTGGTTAGCTAGCGATGCGAGCTGGGCCAGAACAACAGATTTTACGACATACATTAATTCTCTTGGAGTTATTGCGTTTGTTGATGAAGGTGATACCTTAGCTGGTACAGGTTGGTATTCAGTTGATAACTTACTAGAGCAGGCAAACGTTATTCCAATATCATTCGGCCCATACACAGCTGAAACATCAGATTCAATGAAATCTCATCACACAATCGGAACATTAAAGTATCGAGATTCGTTTGAAGCTGAATGGACAATTACTGGACCAAACAATTACTACTATAATGTTAGGGGCACAACTGTCGACTATGCAAAATGGCCACATATCCTACCATATGTTGGAGATTATACAGTTACTCTAAAAATGTATGATCTAGCAGCCGGCATCTCAACAGATAATCTTTATATCAAGGTTGAAGGCGAAGAGCCAATGCTAACCGTTTTCACAAGACTTGAAGATAAGTTTTCATATCGTTTTGAAAACCTAGACAATGTTATGATCCGGGACTTTGGTAGTAGTTCAATCTATAATGCGGCAGTTAACGTGGTCGACCCAGATCCAGGCTCAATCTTATTAGATAGCAATCACTTTAGTCTTTTTACATACTTAAATAATTTCGGTCTAGGTTCATCAGTTAGTCGTGTTGAAATTTATAACGGTTCAGTCTATGAACCGATTGTTACGTCAACCGTGCCTGCTGCAAAGCAATGGGGTCTAGGTTTAAACGATGGACGACTAACTCTTGGAGATTTAGCCAATGTTCGATTAGGCTCAATGTATCACACTAGACTCGGCCACGCAGTTTATCCTGTCGATTATCTAAATGGTTTCTCAATAGATCCAATCGGCCTAATTTCAATGCAATATGGCAATTTTCCAGCAATAACAGTACCTCCACAATACTCTTCAAACTTAACTCAGTTCGCAAACTACATGAATCAAGTGCCGTTTGCTGGTTGGTCTGACTATACATACGCAGTAGTCGGCTCTCAAGTTAGAGCAGCTGCAAAGCTAATTGACCGAAAAAATCACGCAATACTGACATTTACTTTCCCAAGTTCAGTTACTGTTAAAAAATACACATTTAGTTTTCCAACTAAAGTCTATTCAGAAGACGTTATTAGCTGGTTGGAAACAGAATTTCCATTAGTAGATAGAGACCTATTGTTCCTAAATGTACCGTTCGATGATTTGATTCAAGGACTAGGTGGAACTACTCAATACTGGATCGATCGTGGCTTTGTGACATATTCAACAACTGCACAAACTGGATTCTTACCGTCATACTATGATCAAAATGCATTTGACTTTGTTGGTCTAAAAGTATCGGATGACACGATTAGGATTCCACTACAAATGCCGGTCTTTGCAGTAGTTAACAATATTGACTCCAAGACTGAAACTATTTGGACTCTACGGAAGGACGGTACTGAACTTGCTAAAATTAAATCAACTTCATATTTTACTTGGAGATTTAACGAGCCTGGTAAATACACAATCGATGTATCTACTCAAGACTCATTCGGTAACATATTTTCAACAGCGAACTCGATCATGTTCGTTGAAGTTTTACCAAAGGATCTCTATGTTGACTATGTTGAAAATGAGTTAAATCGGAGAAAACTTGAACTATCGAGATGATAGATGAGCTCCTGATAAATAACATAAATAAAAAGGTGTAAACAAATGGCATTCACACAACTTAACTTGCAAACGCAACAATTACTTGAGAGCACGTTCATTTCGGACATGCGTATCATTATTAATGCGAACACAACTCTGTTAAAAAATACTGTGCAAGACGCTTTCAACTCAATTGAAATCGATACAGTTAACAAGAAAATCGGAGTAGACAATCCGCTAACTAGCATTTACACAAGTGCTCTTAGACTTGGAAATGAACTACTCTTTACGGACGGTTCTACTCAAATCGGGTCGTTAACTAAATCTGCGGGTAAATCAATCCTAGCGGTTGACCAAATTTCAATTAAAGCCGGCGGCCACGTCTCAGCAATGGGAGCAGCTAGCAAGATTGGAGTTACTCGTCTTGGCGTTGGAATAACTGATCTGGCTAACTTGCTTACCGACGGTTTAACTATTGCTGCAAGCTCTGGTATGTATGTACTCGGCAGCGCGCAGTTTAGCAACTCAATTCAGCACAGTTCAGAGTCAGTTACTGCAAATTTAACTGCCGTTTCCGGTAGCCCAAGCGTATACCAATGCGATATCACATTGAATGCCACTTCAAAACAAAATATCGAACTTGCTCTTGTTTATCCAATCACGTCAACTGCAGCGAACGCATTAACTAGCCCAATTGTAGTTGTTAATATCTACACGAACTCAACAACTCCACCAGTTAAAGGTCAAAGCTTTACCTTCATGGTAAAATCCGTTAAAGGCAGCGATTCAGTTGATGTTTCATCAGCATGGCAAAGTGCTGCAGTAGTTAGAGTTATTGGTGGAAATAACGCAAGTCTAAACCGTACTCTTATTAATCAACAAGCAAGCGCTGCAACTTCACCAATCGTAATTGCTGGTCCATATTTGAAATTTGATGGCCCTGCTGCAAATTACGCCGGTACTGGTACATTGACTGTTATTAACACAACTGTTCCAATGAGACTTGTGACAGCAGCTGTTGCTGGATTAACAACCGTAGCTCAATCTTAATAAACAATAGAAAACCACATGGCAGTAACACCATTAATAAAACCAATTCAGACAAAGAAAGGTATATTCTATACTTTTCAAAGTGCGCTTGAAGATTTGAACCTAACCTTCAATAATAATGGGGCGAACAAGTTTAAGTTTTCTAAATTTGTGTTACTGCGCATTCCAGAGATTGGCGATCCAAACACGCAGAGACTATTGGACAATAAAATCCAATTCGATGCACTTGGCGAAACACCAATCACCGAAGGCCTATCAACTGACCAAAATCTAAACTTAGCTACTTCTTTTCAGAACTATGCTTTGAATTTAGAGGCACTAATGATCTCCTCACCAACGTATAACCGAGAAACTAAACTGAATGTTTCAGAAAGAGTTTTTTGGAAATGGTTAAAGGAAACTGGAGCAGTTCGTTGGAGAACAGCTAGACAGACCAGCCAATTGGGTCAAGTTGAAGTTTCAGCAAACGTCCCAAGTGGAGAAGCTCGATTCTCCGAAGATTTTTACGATCAAAGCGCAAGCCCTTACAATAGAGTAGCAGTTTACGTCGGAGAAATTGATGTAGTCAATTCAGTTAAGAATCCAGAAAATTCATATTCTGAACTTTACATCCACGTACCAACAAACGTTGGTTCAACACCAACTGTCCTATTTAAGTCAGTTGCAGACGTAAACTATGGTGCTGGGATGCTGGTAGTTAATAATCCAGATGACCCCTTGAATGAAGAATATTTAAAGGGCAGAAATTATTATGATACTCACCCATTTGCAGGTATGAACTTACGTGCATATTACGATTTGGACGCAAACTCAATCTCTCAATATGCATCAACTAAGGTTGAAATGAATAATATTCTACCAACCGACCCAAGTGCAGCAGTTTTGGGATATGCTCCAACTACTCCTAGTTTTTGGTGGGGTTCAATTTCGACAACTAATACTTATTTCACTGAGCCTAGCGCAAATTACAATAAAGCTTACGTACAGAGAATTAAAAAGACCTTTAGTAATTCAACGGTTGAATACTTAAGATCTACTCTCGATGGAGTAACAGTTGACTTCAATCTTAGTAACTATGCGATTGCCTATGACAATCCACAAATCAAAGTATTTTCACAGCTAAATGATTACGTGGATAATCGTAACTTTGAATTTAATGCGATCCTAGTTTACTATGACGTATACGATGATAGTGGCGCAACTACTGCTTCTGAGACAAATTTATATGGAGTTTATTTCCTAAACAAAGTCGAAAGAAGCGGGCTAGAATATGCAATTCCATTTATTGAGAAGGACAAACCAGACGTAATTGCTAAAACAAACGGCAACTCTTTTGCATTCAAATTAAACGTAAAGTTTGATACATCAATTGAAGATACTGCAGTTGAAAAGTCAATCAACGATTTTAATACATTCTCATTAGACTTATTCACAGACGTTATGACTGAGTTTAGAAGTCTACAAACTTCGTTTAATGATAAATTATTAGAGCTTGAGAATTTACGAGCATCAGTTGAAAGCGCAAAGGACGTGCTATCGAGCTCAAATACTCTACAAAAATTAGATCTTAGACTAAAGGCTGTCGAAAATTCATTATTGGCAAGCCAAGTAGCTTTTCAAAATTCAACTGAATTGCTGGATATGATCGAGACTACTTCTGAAAAAGTTGACGATTTAGTTGCTGGTCGTAGCTCAATAAACGTTAGTTATAACTTAGACGTATTAAGACCTGGTGCAGGTATTATCATCGACCGTCGAATCCCAAATGAGGTAACTATCGCGTCAAATGTTACACCATATTCGACTGTACAAGATATTAACTTAAGCCCAGCAACAACTCCGCTCGGAACAAAAACATTATCACTAGGCTTATACAATACTTACTATCGCCACAAGAATGCTGGTTCTAGTACGACTCTTACTGGTAACGTAATTATCAAGATCGACGACACAGTCATAGATTGGAGAAGCGGTCAAAAGTTTGATCTAGTTATCGATGATCAAATTGAAATGGCTGGTTATACGATAACTATTAAAACCGACGCTAAAAATAAGTTAGGCAATCCAGCCGCATACGGAAAAACTATCGCAATTTTAACAGCAAGCGACTTCCCAACGACCTATGGTAGAAATGGAAGACCTATCATCTCGATTATTTGTCAAAATGATAGAACTCTTGACTTTATTGTTGATAAAATAACAAGATAAACTAAATGTCAGATAAACACACATTAAGCGCACTATTAGCTGAACTTGGAGTAGACATCTCAAATATGCAGGAGTTTTTAAATAAACTTTCGCAAATCCTATCAACCAATTCAGACACCGTTACTATTACTCAAAAGCAACAGGACGGCACAACTGTGCAGCATTTAGTTCCATCTTTCGGTTACCTTAGTGGAAAAATCGATAATATTGAAAGCAAATTCAACTCTTTACTTTCAGCAAATAGCAATGAAATTGGAGTTAGAGACGAAAACGGCGTTTTAAAGAAATTTGAACTAAAGGACGTTTCGACACTAGTCTCTGAATTAAATCAGATTTCAACAATTTCACTAAATGCACCAGTACAATTTGGTTACAAATCTAACTGGTTCTTTGAATCTTTCTTGAATCCACTAATCTATGTTAAGTCTGACGTTAGTGCCCTATTAACTAATGACATTGATAAATTTGAAGTGAAGCGCGTTATTATGACAACTAATACTAGCGCAGCAACCGAATTCTTTGATCAAAACTATAAAGGTCAAACTAACATTGCCGAAAATCAATTTATCACAGATCTAGTAACTAGAGGTTTTACCTACTTTGAAGATACAAACATCATTGATCTACCGCCAGCTGTTAATTCAGTTAGAGGTTCCTTTGATGTTATCAAAATTCTAGAAGATACTCAAACTGAACTTATCTCTGGTGACACACTAAGCCGTTCAGTTAGAAAATATAAACTAAACACAATTCGTTATTATCAAACAGTTGGCCCAACTACGGTTGAAAAAACCCTGGAAGCTGGCGATATGCTAATAACGAACGATGGTTCAGAATATCAAGTAGATTCAGTAGATAAAAAGCTGAAGACGATAATTCTAAACCGTATATTCGGCGAAGGTAGCGTTGCCCAAGGCGCAAATGTCCTAAACCTAAAGCCAGTTCTGGTAGTTATTCCAGAACTACAAATAAACGTCGGATATAATGAGCGTGAAGTAATCTTCATTAAACCGATTAGCACTAGACTTGGTGTAACAACTGAAGAATATTCAAGAGGCTTTGGAGTATTCACCAATGAACTTACAATTTCTCTAAACAATGGTAAGACGATGCCATTGTCCGAGTTCTATGTAAAATTTGTATCAGACTTTGGTTTACTATTCCTTAACTACGCAAAAGAAAAGAAATTGCCTAACTCGCTTGGCGAAGTTCCAAATTCACCAACTTTAGCTAGCGCAAACTTTAAAGTTGTTCAGATTGACCAACACATCAAAAACGCGGACAATACTGATCAAATCAAGCAAAAGATTTCTGCAAAAGAACAGCTCTCTTCTCAAATCAAAGAGACTGATCAACAGATTTCTAGAGTTAAGGCAAACTTAAATACTAATGCTTCACTAAACGAAAGCCAGCGTTTATCTCTTCAAAAGGAACTACAAACTCTGAGTGATACTCGTTCATCTGCAACAACTAATCTATCATCAGTTGTTAAAGAGATTACTACTTCAATTAAGACAACTCCACAATTTATAGCTGACTCTAAATATCGAGTTAGAGGATTCTGGGAAATTCCTGCTCCGAAAATAACCGAACACGGTACACAAGAAGTAGTTCAGTTTAAAGTGTCATACCGATATTTAAGCAAAACAGGTACTTCACAGACAGCTGATGCTCTTGAATTTGTAGATTCAGTTGGCTCTAAAAAGACTGGTTATTTTTCTCCATATACTGAAATCGTAACTAAAGCTAGAACTAAGGTCTTAAATGAACTTACTGGTTTTTATGAGTGGGTTGAAGAAAATGTCGCAGACGCTGATGCAGTAAATTCAAACCAATTAGATATTCCAATTCGCAAAGGCGAGAGCGTCGAAATCAGAATCAAATCTATTTCTGAAGCTGGCTGGCCAGACAATGCAATTGAATCAGAATGGTCTGATCCGATCTTAGTTGAGTTTCCACAAAATATCGAGTCTGGAGAAGAAGCAACTATTTTAGCACAACAGGTTTTTGCTGAAGAGACCCGCATAACTTTCCAAGATGAATTGAATGCGAAAGGTCTTGACATACACTTAGGTTCAGCGTTTACAACTAGAGATAAGTACTATGCGCACAAAGCGGAAGATATCGCAAGCGGATTCTTTGGATCAGACGGTTCAATCATTGATTTGTATGCAAAGTTAAAATCGCTAACTGACGAATTAGCTGCACTAAAAGCTTCAATTTCAACAACTGCTGGTGAACTAGTAGTTAGAATAATTGAACCTAACTCAAATGAAATTTCGATTGCAAACGGTCAAACCGTTAATATCTTTGCCGGTTACTATAAGGAACTTATCAAAGATACTTCTGGTCAAACTACTACATATAGCCACGGTAAAGTTATTGCAAACTCATACACACTTAACCTATCAAATGCGTCACAAACTCCATTGGAGTTAATTTCATACTTAGTTGGAGGTATCGGTGAAGCAGCACAAGCATCCGACCCAGCTGCAACAACTGATTCTAACTATAACTCTAACTTACGTTATGACAAAACGCCGATCATGATTGATAACGCAACGTCTGGCGAGATTGGAGACTTTGCACAAATTGAAGGCTATCAAAGTTCACAAGTTAGAAGTCAATACATCTATGCTAGATATAAGAATATTAGCATTAAGAATTCTCTGTATGCTGGTGAATCTCAAACTCCAAGCACAACTTCATATCCTATACCTGGAGGAGATACTCTTTATAATTATCAAGGATCAACCTTCGGAACAAGTTTAGTTCCATACAGAGAGGGTCACTATTTGCCATTTTCACCAACTTGGGCGAATACAAACTGGTCAACAAACGCAAACGTTTGGAATGGTACTGTAACTAGTGGAGTTGGTAACGGAAATGGCAGACTATCGGAATTCTGTATTCACAAAGATCACCCAGATGCAACTACTGCTTGGTCAATAGATTATCAAAGACCGCCGTATACTGCAGCTGAGGTAACGGCAAACATTCAGAAAACTCTAGCGTTTAGCCACGGGGTTCATTTTGAAACTAGCGTTGAAGAGTCAACTAATGCCTTTGGTGCAAAATACTGGCAACAAGCCGAAAGAGTTACACCAGCTAGTGCAACTATAAGTTCAGGATCAATTCCAGCGGCAAACACAAGAGAAAGACAATACCCTATCAAACTTGGTTTTGGCGCAGGCGATGATTATTTAATTGGTAAATATTCGTGTGGTTCATACCTCTTCATGTCACCAACATCGTATGAAGCAGTTTCAACAACCAGTTTAAATCCAGTTGGCGCTAAACGAGAATTAGAAAACGGCAATACGAAAGCAATTAATATTCCTATCATATACCAATTTAGGTGTAGTGATAAACTTGAATATATTGGAGGATTTAGAACAACTGGCGCCTTAAAAAATATAAAGTACTCAAAAACGTTAGGAATTGATATTTACTCAAAGAATAACGTATTTTCTTTCGATTTGAATGTATCATGTCAATATACTAAGGAAACTACTGTGATTGCCACAACAATCGTAAGTCAAAGTGACGGCGGCGATCCACGAGGTATTTTCGTCGTCTAAAAATATAGAGTTAAGTGAGTATTTCATATACAAAATTAGTCGGCCGTGATGCTAGCTTCCAGTTAATTAGGACCAATCCTAAATTAACATCTAATCTTAAATTAGTAGTAGATGGTTCGGATAACTTATATCTGAACTCTATTGCGGCTGATCCGGAATTAGCAAAGGACCAATATCAGAGATACTCAATTGATATAACAAAGAGTCACGAATTCAATGTTTTCAATTTCTACGATAAAGGCAAAACTCCCAGTAAAATCGCATTCAAAGTCGGTTCTACTATTACTCAGAGCGTTACTGCTAGAGATTTGAAAAATCAGTTCGATTTTGATTTTTATACAAGTGGTGCAAAATACTTGAAGTCTAAACAGTATGACGAAAAGTTTTCATACTTTGCTCCACTGTACCTTAACCGAATCATACCAGATTCATTCATCATTTTTAAAATCAAAGGTGCAAGTAGCTATGCAGCTGGCTCACAAGCCAACCAGTTAAGCAGTGAGTTAATTCGTTTTACTAGTTCAACCTCGCAATTAGAAATTGATCAAACTCTAACATTAGATCAGCTTATTACAAGTCGCCGAGATTTCTTTAAGAACTTTCAGTTAGTTAAAGCATTCGATTTAAGACCTGAGACAAAAATTGGTGCATACTTGGAGAGAATCATTGAAAATCCAATGTTTCCAACTTCGCCACTAGCGATCAATTATAATCCAAAAGGTTTATCATATTACCGAGGACTCTCAATAAAGAGCGGAACTTATGTTGAATTACCAGTAGACACAAATAGCGTTTTAACTGGAGCTTTTCCATTATTAAAAAAGGAGCAGTTCATCGTTAACAATTTTGAAAGCAATAGCATCATACACCCAAATATTCTGAATATGGAATTTGTGTTTAATGATGATACTGCAGAAGACTTTGAAATAAACCGGTATTTTGGAGTTTATTGTAATCGAATTGAATTAGCTGAGTTTGATCTAGACTTAGATGCAACCTTCAATAACCCAGCAGATAACGACCAAGCATTAACTATAAAATACACCAATGACGAAGACATCGTATTACCGGTAACCAATACAAATGGAGTAAAAATTAGAGCAAAAAATCTAACTGAACAGTTAGATGATCTAAAAAATTCAATGGTGACTGACGACAACATCTTCTTTACATACGTTGAAACTAAAGAAGATGTTCACCTAGTTAAATCATTTAGTTGGAACCAACAAAATAGATTTGCTGACTTCAGAATCGATGATCAATCTATTGACTTAGGTTCATTCTTTGGCCCAGGTGAGTTGTTTTCTCAGGAACCAGCTATCTCTTCTAAGTTGCCTAGTCGATCTACTTTGTGTATTAAAATTGAAAGTACGCCTGCCAACGTTAGCAGTTTCAAGTTATATCATTCAAACGGCACTCACACCGATGGCGGAGGAGAATACGAGCCGCTAACTTTTATTCTATCATCTGCCGCAACTGGCGGAAGCTTCGCATTTAACGAACCTGGTGTAGCCTCAGTTGAGTATTTAGCAAGCGGCGAGAGTGTTATCTATGTGTCAGCTGACGGCGACACCCAAGACATTGCAATCGCAACGGCAAAAGCAATTAATAATTTTAAAGAGACAGATATTCAAGCAGTTGCAGTACAGAATTATGTATTTGTTCAAATGAAACCCTTTGGTGAATCATTTGGTCAACTAAAAGCGGCTTCACAAAACTCTGCTTTAAAATTAATTGGTACTCCGATTGATTCATATGTGTATGCAGACGGCGGTAGTACTAACCCATATCCAGTAATCGATAATGGCCAAGTTAATGAAACTACTGTGCCATTAACAAAGATAAATGAGATTAAAGACCAGTTAATCGTCAAAACTCAGACTAACTGGTCAAGGATTTCAAGAGTTACTAGATCGACTTCACTATTGTCTCCATTGCAGAATGAGGCTACTTTGCTGCAAGGCAAAACTGACTTTTTGGAAAAAGCCACAATTCTGTTAACTGATAATGAGGTGCCGTATGTTGCACATGGCAACATTGAGATCCGTAAAATTGCAAAGAATAAAGTTGGAGTCCTATCACTATTTGACATAAAGGACTTGGATTTTGCAATTTACAAGACAGATTATTCACGCTTTGATAAAATCGACCTATTTAAGGATTTTTACGAACCAGCTAATGTGCCAACTCTAAATTTTAGAAAATACGTCTATAAAGCAATTGGTTCAGGTAAAGTTAGTGTTAATGATATTGAATATTCAGCTGGTGATTTTATTTGGCAAGACACCAATCAAATTCGACTATATGAATTGGTTGAAGGCGATTGTGCATTAGTAAAAACATCAATTTCTCCAAATCAGTTCTTATCTCTACAGGATGGAGATAATCCACTAGACTTCATTGATCTTGCAACGGTTGCAATCGATGATGAAGAGCTTAGAAATTATACAGGCCAATTTTCAATTAGAACGCCTAATGCAACTGCTCTCGATTCTCTTAATACTAAGTTTACTGAACTTGCTGAGTATCGTAACCGTTACCTAGTTGGAGCAATTGATTCAGAATATTTGCTATATGGCGAAACTGCTAGCGTTGAATTTGCATTAGATAACAAGATCACTCCATACATTTGTAAATGGGGCCTAAAGGATTCAATTGACTGTCGTTCTAATCCATATCGATTAAATGCGGATTTAGTATTCGGTAAAGATAACTTTGGGCCATCTCATACTGAAACTTCTCCAACTCCAGAAAAGTTAACGCACGAATGGTTCTATATTGAATCAGATTTCGGTTTTAACTCAGTACCGGAGACAATGCTGCAGAATTACAGTTATTTTGAAACTAAGTTTAACTACTCTAGATTCGTAACTGAGGCTGGCTATTTTGATGAATACTTCAATTATGTGCCAACTGTCAATGGTAAGCAAATCGATCGAGTACAATTAAGATATTCAGATCTATTCAAAGATCCTTACTCTGGTCAATATGAAACTGTGTTTAAGGGAGTAAAATACAGATTCTTTGAATTAGATCAAGCTCTGTTTGCGCAAAATAATTCGCCAGTTAATTCGTTAAAGATCGAAACTGATCGATTTAAAGATTATAGGTTTAGCGCAATATTGATCCCAGTTGAAGATCAATTTGATCAACCGATCACGCCAGCTAGATTTGAAATTGTCGAAAATACTAATGCGAAAGCAATTGTTGTTTTAATATACGTTGCACTGGCCTCAAAACAATACCTAAATCCAGGAGTTGAACTTAGAACTATCGACCTATCGCCCAAGCAGTATTCTCAAGCTGAACTCGTTTCAATAAGTCCAGCTGGCAACATTGTATTTACTGAATTATATGGAGATTATCGAATTGACTTTAGTCAAACCGGTGTTTCTAATTTGACTCATTCATTTCTATATTACGCAAAAGATAAGAAGTACAACGCCGGTAAAGAATCATATTCAACCACTCGACTAGCCAAAAACGTTGATTTATCGTTTACTACTTTCCAAATTAATGTAGATCAAAATACCAGTTCATCCGTTGCTCTCGATATTCCAATCGGATTGGGGTATTCTGCGTCAATTCAATCGCAAATTGCAATTGTACAGGAACAATATTCACCATTAGTTTTATTCAAGCCAACTGGTCAGAATTTTGCTTCACAGATCATATTCATTACAGTTGACGGTTCCCTACAAATTTCGCAAACACCGAATCCAATATTAAAGGTTGACCAAAACGTAGTAACGTATGCGAGTTCTGATTCGTTTGCAGTTGAAGTTCTAAATACTGGAGTAACTCTAACCCAAAACATATTATCACAATTGCCATTTGGCTCTCAACAGCAATGGCGAGACCTGTATTATACTTATCAAATAAATGGCGGTGCTAACTACTATGAAAGACTATTCCAGTACTTCTCATTTGCGAATTTTAAATTCTTGCTCGATACGAATGAGACCGTAATCTCTTGGAAATCATTCACTAATGGTAACTTATCCACAACTCAACAGTTTACAATTAGGTCAGTTGATCCAAACGAAATCTCGTTAACGTCAAGTGTTTTGAATTTAGCAGAAGCAGTTGTATCTAATAGTAAATCAGTAACCGGTGGTTATTCATACTCAAACTATTCAACTTTACCAATCGATATTCACAGATACTCTGGCGAATATGATGTGATTGTTAAACCAGTTTCAGCATTCTATCAAAATTTCCAAATAAACAATATTGAAATTGATGGAGCAAACTGTGCATTAAACATTAGAATGCCAGACGTGTTTATTCTACCTGAATTCTATCATGTTAAATATTCACAAGCTCAACTACTGGAACTTGAGAATAGCACAAAGTATTTACCAGTTTACCCGCTAATTGACGAAACGCCAATCGGTAGAAGCCCGTACAATATCCTAAGTAGTAGCTGGGATAGAGATTATCACTTTAGTTATGAAAATAAGAACACTTATTCCAAAATTTTTGGAACCAGACGAATAACTGAAGACTATTCGTTTGTGTCTAAGCTGATTAATGTCCCAGAAAGCCTACACCTAGATGAGTTCTATATTTCATTAGTTGACCAAGCACAATTTAGATCACCAAATTTTTCAAATATGGTGGAGTATGCAGACTACGCAAAGTCTATTCGATTTAAAGTAGATTTTGCTAAAGCTGCAGCAGTTGGCTTTAAAAATAAAGGGCTGTATACTGAATTCGAGAAATTCTTTGTTGATCAATCTGGTAATACTATTACTTCATCAATTCCACTACTTGGTGAATTGACTCTAGACCAATATACTGAGGCCTATGCAAAACAAAATCTGCAAAGTCTATACAAGGTTGACGAAGTTGAAGTTTGGCAAAAGTTTGATAAAACTCTAGCCCCAGGGACAGTTCAACTTGTTTCTAGAACTCTAGACCAATTCATAAACGAAGGTTATACTCAAACTAAAAACGTTCGAATAAATAATCAAAACCCAAATATGCTAGAAGGAACAATTGATAAACCAATTAATTCTGGAATGTATATTGGATTTAGAATAAAAATCAAATTCATCTAATGTCAGTATCGGTTAACTTACAAGAAGTTTTTTCATCAGATAGTCAGGCTAATCTAACTCAAAAGATTAACTTCAATTTTAATCAACTTCTTACATTAGGCTTGGGAGAAGCTGGCCCAATCGGCTTAACTGGTCTACAGGGCCCAATCGGTCCAGCTGGTCCAGTCGGCTCAACTGGTGCTAGAGGCGCTAAAGTTTATTCAACTTTAACTATTGATTCTCCAATAGCATTACCAGGTCTTGCGCCAAATTCAGAAAACGGAGACATCTTTATTAATACTAAAGAAATCTTTGTAAAGGGTACTACTACCAGCGGAGTCTGGGAAGAAGTTGTCGATTTCCAATCATTACTTACTTCTCAATCACTACAAGATACGTATAAAGTATTTCAACTTGGAGTAGGCGGCGGAGATTCAGATTCAAAACACTCAAAATTCTTAAGAACTAATGGCATTGATGCGACCAATTCAGGATTGGCAAGTACTCACCCAATGTATTATACTGGAACCGTTCCAAATAATACACAATTAGTTCTATCAAATTTCGATGAGTTAAAAACTTGGAAGATCCAGGCAGGAAGTTTAGTTGAAAATAGCGCAGAATCGGATGATGTGTTTGATTATAGCGCAATCGCTAAGATTTATGCATTTTTACCAAGCAGTTTAACAGGATGGAGACATCAATTAGAAATCGGGTCAGTCGACGAACTTGCAGTAACAGTTGGCGGTGATACTGAGCAGTATGTGTTAACTCCAACTGAACAAAACCTAAAGATTAAAAAGTACAGAGTTGCAGCCGGTTCATTGGAAGGATCTCTATACAATCGAGCAGAATTAGACTTATCTGGTGCAACGTCTAGTGTAAATTCGCTTAACGGAGAAATTCTACTATCCGTCAATAAGAGAACTCCAACAGTTAGTCAGATAATTCAACTTGGATTAACCACTTCTCCAGTTCTATCGGATAGACTACCTTCTGCTAGTTTAACAACAGACGGTCTAATCTTATCAAAAGCTGGCACCATGCACATGGCATTAGGCTTTGATAACGCAACAGCGGCTCAAGTAAATTTAAAGACTTCATCGAACATTACGGCCTTAAAAGTTAACCATGCTAATTTTAACTTAGCTAGCGGTAATCTAACTATTAGCGTAGACGATCCAGCTAAGGAAATTAGCCTAGGCTCAGCAGTTAAAGTTAAAAACGATAGACTCTCACAAGGTCTACCGTTCCCAGCTACTCAAGTAGCAAGCGCTGATCCAAATACACTAGATGATTATGAAGAGGGTACTTGGGTGCCAGTTATTGAAACTGCTACTGCTATGGTATATGGAGCAGACAACAATAGTGGCAATAACTATCAAACGTCAAATGCCGCAGGTCGTTATGTAAAAATCGGTAAATACGTATTCGTTACATTCGTAATAGACGTTAAGTTCACGCTAGACTCTGGAGTTTCATTTCCGATCGAAGGTCAAATCGGCCAAACTCCATTAGACTTAGGCTTTACTGATATTAACGTAGCGTCGTATGGTGCTGAACTCTATGGAATGCGAATTTCTGGAATGCCAAACTTTGCCTCAGACGTTGCAGCTATCTTCGATGTAAAAGTTAGAGCAGTTATTGCAACTAGACCTTCATTACGTGAGACTCCTTTGTATGCTCAAGTAAATACTGGCCAGTCTTCGTCTACTATTAACCTTGAACCGATTGCGCCTGGAACAACATTCGGTCGATATTATTGTCAAGGTTCAACTCCATCATCTCCTAGAATTGAGTTATTAGGTAATCGTTATATGTCTATGAATCCAGCCTCTGATCGGATATCATCAGATGTTAGCCGAGTACAACCTCATGATTTTTTATGCACATTACCTGGAAACCCAACTCTCAACGTATCAACTCGAATCTATGGTTCAGGTTGGATTCTTGAATCTGGCGCATGTTCGAATGGCGAAGAGACAGTTCAAGAGCTTACTACTACTGCCACACCAGATTAAACCTTTAATTTAAAAGGAATAGCTTTCTTCTTTTCAAGCAAGCGATAGGCATCTAGGATCGCATTTGAATCAAAACTTCCGCGATTATTAACTAATCTGTTTAGAATGATTAGGTCTTTTGTTAAAAAGATCGCATCATGTTCGTGTACCAAGTCGTCATATGTGCAAACAATCACATTCTTCTCAGGTAAAAAGTCGACCAGGTTTGGCTTGACTTCAAGTAACCTAGCCCTGAACTCGTTTTCCTTTAGATCAGGCAATTTAACTGAAGCATACTTAATTAGCGAACACGCAAGTGGTCTTTTGCTTGCCAAGTTAAGTTTGATAATATCGTATTCGTCAGTTCGAGTACTGCGACAGACAATATAGATTTTAGTTTCTTTATGTAACTTTGCATTATTAAAGTAAAAATGCATGTTCTTTAATACTGAAGTCTGTCTTTCTAGATAAATCTTTAGAGTTTGACCCAAGATCTCCGATGCTCTAGTTATAATCTTTGAACTTTCACCAGACTCATCTCTTTTTGCAAGAGAATTCACTATTTCAAGCAGGTTTCGGTCGCTATTAATTGTCTCCAAGCTTGAGTTGTACAGCTTTTTATCAGCCAATACTGTATTTAGATTAAAATAATGAAATGCAATCTCATAAAAGTTACTAAAGTCTAATTCTAGATTCTTAAGATACTTTTGTTGAGCATCCAATAGCACATAAGTGTAGTACTCCAGGTCTACATAATTTGCCTGACACAACCATAGCGGATCAAGCACCAGTTTGGGGTTAAGTGGTCTCATGGGTACCCCGGTCTTTTTTATTATTTATTCAAAGCTGCAATTCGAATAAAGCTGCGATAAATAACAAAAAGCACGATTAATGCGGAACTTACTCTTTAAATTGGTTACAGACACCGCCAATAATTCGATCACTTATAGCAAGAATTATCGAATTTTTAGGCTAACTGAACCTGTGCCAAATGTTGTGCAAATCGTCAGTCTTAACAATTTTTTAGAGTTAAACGGTAACTTGCTGACCAATTTAAACCGCCAGTTTAGATGGTCAAAGGACGGTCAAAACTGGTCGCTTTGGGTTTCATTTGATAATTCCAATACTGTAGTGCTGGACGATTCAGTTTCAACTTATTTTGAATTTAAGTATACTTATGATAATTCGACCTATGCTGCGCTTGCGCAACCTGTCGTAATTGAAGAAATCCAGTTAACTGTAACTAGTGATTCTATTTCAGTGCCTGAAACTTCATATGGTTCGGTTAGCTGTAGTGCAGAAGGCTGTCCAGTTATAATCGCTGACCGAGAAGCAAGCTTTAATCCATACGGAGTTGATTCAGCAATCGGTATTGCTAGAGAGCTAAGTCTACAAACAAATAAGATATTCGGCCATGAGGTGGTCTACTTTAAAACTGAACCTGATCGTCAATCTGGCGACTTCATCTTTAAAGAATGGACACTCTATAAAACCACAAATCGAAAGTGCGTTAAGGTAATGGTACCGGACAATATTTTTCCGGATTCAAAACCAGTTTTTAACGAATTTGGTGTTGACTTTGAGATTCCATTTGAAATTCATATTGACCATACTTACTTTCAATCAATCTTTGGCGTTGACTCACAACCTCGAAAAAGAGATTATCTCTATTTTCCATTAACTAATCGTATGTATGAAATTCAAGGTTCGTATCTACACCGTGGGTTTATGATGGAACCTATTTACTGGAAAGTACAGCTAACGAAGTTTCATCCAAATATCGATATGCTAATTGAAGACACCGGAATTAAAGCGTCATTAGATAATGTCATCATGACAACTGATGAATTGTTTGGAGCAGAGGCAAAGGTGCAAACTGAAGATGCACTAATGAAACAACAATATTCGACTATTTCCAAAAGATTTGACGAAGTTCGTGAAAAAATCCACCCAAACTTAAGATCCAAAATCTTGGACATCACGTATAATTATGCGCCGTTAATCGAGCACTATTACGATTTATCCAGTATTTTGCCAACCTTACAGGCATATACGCCTAGCACAACAAATACCAAGACTGATCAGTACTTAAGTCCAGATACACCAAATGCTTTTTATGCATACGAAGAGAGCGAAGTCTTTTTGGATTGGCTAGGCGGCAGACTGAATGTTGGCGACACAAACTATTACACCGGGGGATCAACTTCAGTTAAACTAAATGGACCAAAGGACTCATTTACAGCATCTGGTCGATACGTACTAGTTGAAGGCTATAAGGCACTAGGCTCGACTGTTAGAAAAAATCTAACACTGGATGGCGGTCAATTAAAGATCAAGAAGTCCGAAACCGCTGTAATCTATAAAGAAAAGCAGGACTTAACACAGTACTCAAATATGACGTTTACTGCATTAGTTAAGTTTAATCAGAGCTTTACAGATTCACCCATTATCAGAACTAAAGATAACACTAACAATAACGGATTAGCGGTCTCAGGCGTCATCTGGAACGATTCTGGAACGGACAAGCTGCGTTTGGTAATAACCGTTAATTCGACAGTGATCAATTTTGAAACCGGGCCAGTTGCTAGGGATACTTGGTATGCCCTAGTCATTCCAATTTCAAATGAGTTTTCTCAAGTCGGAGTCACTAGATATTCATTTCAACAGGATCCAGCGAATGTTAAGAATCTCAATAAGTTAATTAAGGACTATACAAACTTTGTGCCACTAGCTACCCCATTAGCATCGTCACTGTCAAACTATTCATTAATGGCTGGAGATTATTCAATTGCAAATATTCGACTATTTAAAACTATGGTTCAGGAAGAGGATCATGATTATGTCTTAAGTCAACTTTGGATCAGAGACGAGTCGATTGTAGCAATCGTTGATAATGCTAAGCCTCAATTGAATGTACCTTTCATTGCAATAAATCGATAAATATCTAATATGTATAACGACCTATCTAAAAGACACATTTTTGAAAACGCAAATCTGGGATTTGAGTTTGAATTCTTTTCACCAGTTAGCCGTGAGAACCTAGCAGCAATATTTGAAAAAGCCCTAGGTCGTCAAGTAGTCTGGTCAAATTCCTATAAATCTGGCACGCCAGTTACTGAGTCACAATTTAAACTGGAGGCAGATTTCTCTGGAGGTTTTAAAATGCATGAATTTGTGACAGCACCATTGCCGTATGCAGAGGCAGTTAACGTACTATTTAGATCAATGAACGTTATTGCGGAAAATGGTTTTACTAGCGATCGTTGCGGACTACACATCAACTTATCTTTTGATAAGAAAACCGCAAACCTACCAGTTTCATTAGAGAATCTAAATGTACTTAAGTTTATTTTGAATTTGGATGAAGCTAAGATTTACGATCTGTGGCCAAGTGCGCTAAATAAGACTCAAAAGCCCTATAAAGGTTCAGTAAATTTCATCTATCCAAAAAATAGATTCATTGCCGAAACTGCACTACATGTTAAACCTGATCCAACTCAATTTAACGTGCCTCAATCCAAATATTTTGGTCTTAATTTTTCAAAATTGGCTGAAAGTTATCTTGAAATTAGATATGCTGGCGGCACCGACTATCAAAATAAAAAGAGTCAAGCGATTGAGCTTATTAACTACTTAACTGAATTAACTCATACTGTTCTGGAAAATAATTCAGACTATTCGTTAACTGAAAAACAACAAATCTCTAAGATTCTAGAAAAACAAAAGGCAACTCTGCTTGCAGTAAAGAGCCCACAGAATCTAAGAACTGCATATCCAAACATTAGTTTGTATGTTGACTTGCGGGCAGATCAGCCAATAGTCGAGTCGAACTTTGCAAATCTAAAGGATGCTCTATTCGATATGATTGCTTTCGGCAATCTAAAATCCGGTGTTGTTAACTATGATACAGCAACGAAGCGAATTCAAATAAAGGATGCTAAACTGAAAGAGGGTTTTGGTATCTCAGGAGTTGATCTATTCAATTGTGTAATTGAAGGCGAGGTTTCAAACTGTTTACTATACGGTTGCCGTGTAAAATCTTCGCTAATTAGTGAGAGCGTAATTCACACAAATAATGAAATTCGTCATTCGCTGCTCAAAAATTGTTCATTCCAGCGAGACGGAGTTAATTTAATTGCTGGTTCATATTTAGATATTAAGCCAGAACACCCAATTTTTGCAGAACTAAAAGAATGTATTGTTCGGTCGGGTACGCTATCTTATAATTCAATAGCTGACTCAAAAACGGAATTTGTTGTTGATGACTCTACTAGCGTTAGGGCAAAAGAGTGAAGTCTAGTAAAATAGGTTTCATTACTGATAAATAATCAAAAGCAAAAATCCGAGGCACATGGCAGTTCAGGTCAAACTTTCAGGCGTAAAGCAGTTATCAAATACAAGCCTTACCTCTATTGTCGAGTTTACAAATTTTAACGTTAACTTAATCGCGTCAGCGGTTCAGGATTTTTTGCGTTCAATCAATTATGTTGAGGGACAGGACGAAGTTTCAGTTGAAATTGCATCAATTGATTCAGATGTAGTTCAAATCAAGCAAAAGTTATCAGTTTTAGGCACCCAG